GATAGAATTAAATTTCCTGAAATTAAAGATGTAAACATCATTGTACCAAACATGGTTGTAGAGGTAACTTTTTCTGATGGGACAAAAGAGAAATCTGTATGTAGAGAACCTGATACATTCAGCTTGGAGTCTGCAATTTCTATTTGTATTTCTAAGAAAATTATGGGTGGATCATCTGCTTATAATAATGCGATTAAACGTGGTATGAAGGTCTATGAGAAGAAGTTAGAGTTTGAGAAGCATCAGAAGGAAGAACAGGAGCGGATTGAGAAGAAACGTGCCAAGAGACTTGCTTATAAGGAACGTAGAACAGCTAAGAAACGTGAAGAACAGATTGCAATTCAGACAGAAGCGTATCTGAGGGCGATGAAAGCAGTAGAAGATTCTAAGAATGTAAGTGTAAATGAGGAGAATAATTAAATGGCGATAGTTGGAGCAATTTTAGGTGATATATCTGGTTCTCAATATGAGTTCCAGCGTCCTAAAAATTTGAATTGGAAGAAATGTGAACTGTTCACTGATAACTGTTATTTTACGGATGATACTGTTATGATACTGGCTGCTAAATTAGCAGTCAAAAATAATATTCCGTTTGCTGATTCTTATAGGAAGTTAGGTAGAAAATATCCAAATGTAGGATATGGAGGAATGTTTGATTCTTGGTTGAGATGGGATGATGAGAAACCATATAACAGCTTTGGTAATGGATCAGCAATGAGATGTTCATATATTGGAGAACATTTTAATACAGAAAAAGAAGTAATAGAATGGGCAACAAAATCAGCAGATTGTACACATAATCATCCTGAAGGAATCAAAGGTGCAGTTGTAACATCCATGTGCATTTATATGGTAAGAACAGGTGCGTCTAAAGCTGAAATATTCAACTATGTAAAGAGACAGTATCCAATAGATTTTTATAAGTACAGTGTCGAATATGAACTAGATGAATACAGAGATACATATAGGTGGGATGTGACTTGCCAAGGAAGTGTACCAGTAGCAATCAGATGTTTCCTTGATAGTGAAGATTATGAGTCATTTTTGAGAAATGTATATTCTCTTCCATGTGATATGGATACTTTGTGTGCTATTGGTGGTGGAATTGCAGAGGAATTCTATCATGGTACGGGATTTGATGAGGAATGGTTATTGAAGAATTATTTGGATGAGGATTTGTATAAGATTGTGAGGATGTAAATAAATGTGGATAGATAGTGAAAATGTGATCAAAAAGAGAGTTGCAAGAGAAATATTATCTATGATTGAGACTGTATGTTTTAGTAAGGAATTTAGTGAATATAGAGTTAATAACGGTAGTAATGGTGAAAGAGATTTGATCATAGAAAATATCAAAAAGACGTATGGTGTTGGATAAAATCTGCGATTCAAGGATAGGAAGTAGGTGATTTTTATAAGCATGAATAAAACCCATTGCGACTTTTGTGGTGCAAATATTCTTAAGGATGATGAGAACCAATTCTGGTTTATGGTTGATAATTTTATGAGACATTATTGCGGTAACTGTTCATCTCATGGAGATAACATCCAAAGAATTGTATCAAGAAAAGTTAAATATTATCAATCAAATAATCAGTATTATGAAATAGAACATATTTTTAAAATGATTGAATCATTATATAGAAATAATAACGGAAATATGAAAATATCTTTTAGAAATGATTCTCAATATAATAAAGATATTATTGGATTGCCAATTATAAAAGATAATAGTCCTGTTGGTGTGATAATTGATGTTGATGATAGGGAAGTGAAAGGAGTAGTTTGGAATAGGTGTATGCCGATTATTACAGAAATGTATGAAGGTAAAGTCTCAAGTTTTGAAATAGTTTATTGAAGATGGGGAAAAGAAAATGAAAGATATCAATATTATTATCAAAGACGCTTTTGGTAGAGAAATTAAGGCAAGTACAGAACAGATTGAAGAAGATGTGCTGCGGACGAGAATGGGATTAAATCTACAGGAACAGGATGGTGAATAGATGGATGGTATTTGGGGTACTTATACATGGATTCCCATAATTGTAACAGATAAAAAAAGACAAAAAAGAATCCATAGAAAAAAGAGAATAAATAAGAAATGGATTAAAAGATATGGGTTCATAGAAAATAATTATCCATATGTAGAAGATGGTAAAGTAATAATGTTTGCAGGTAAATTGTATGTCAATGAAAAAACGTTTTTTGAATTAAAAGATAATTATAATCTTTCGTATTCTCTTGCTAATAACATTACTACCAATGCAAAAATTATATAAGTCTTGAATCTTGCATTTCAATGGGATGGGTAAAAACTGATGTACATAGAGAATATTGTTATAGGAAATCCAATAGTAGATCCATTAATAATGTTTGGAAAAGATGAAGATGATTGGAATAGTGTAGAAAAGGAGAAAACTTATTTTACAGAGGAAAGATTTCTTCCGAGAATATTGGTCAACATTGGTATTTATCCTTCTGTTAATGAGATAAGGAGAAACAAACCTGAGTTGATGGTCACTCTGGATAAATTGGATTTTATTGATTGTTTAAAGGTAAGCAAGAAACGTAAAATATGGATTTTGGTAGGAGAGCAAGAGAATGAATATTGAACAGATTAAAGAAAAGTTGAAAACAAGAGAATATAACTTCCTGAGAGAAGATAAAAATTTGGGTGATAATATAATTCTCTTGACTCTCGGAGGAAGTCACGCTTATGGAGGTGGTTTTAGGTTAAGAGATTAATTTCGAGTAAGGATAGAACTTCAGGTATTTATGAAATAAAGAATAATATAAATCAGAAGAGATACATAGGGCAATCGCAAAATATGTATAATCGACATTGCCGACATTTTGGTGAATTAAATAGGAATGTTCATAGTAATAAACATTTGCAAAATGCATGGAATAAATATGGGGAAGAATCTTTTGAGTTTAATGTACTTGAATATTGTAATGTAGAATTATTAAATGATAGAGAAAAATATTGGATAAATTATTTTAAATCTACAGATAACAAATGGGGTTACAATATTAGAATAGATCCATTTACAAATCGTGGTTTGAAATGGAGTGAAACTCAAAGAGAGAAGATGTATGAGTCAATAAACAAAGAAGGAAGTTGGTATAGAAATCATTCTATACCGCAAGAAACATTGGAAAAAGCATGGGAATCATCAAGAAATAGAATTTGGACGGATGAGGAAAGAAAACGGCAATCAATTATTTTGACAGGCACAAAAGTTTTAGATACATCTAAAATGAAAATTGCTCAAACTGGCGAAAATAATGGTTGCGCAAAATTAAAAGAAAATGAAGTTAAGGAAATTATTTATTTACTTGATAATGGATATGACAGACATTTTATAGCAAGCATTTATAAAGTGTCTTATTCTAATATAAACTCAATTTATTCAAAACGTTCTTGGAATTTTATAGATAGAAATTCCATTAAAGATGATAAAACAATTATGGAAAATGCTAAAAAGAAGGTGCAAATGTATGATTAATAAAATAAGAAAAAGAATGCAATCAGATGATTACGAGTTTCTTTACGAGAATAATCATTTAGGAAAGAATATTATTTTGATTGATTTAGGCGGTTCTTATGCATATGGAATGAACAAGGGTAGTAGTGATCTTGACATTCGAGGAATTTCTTTAAATAAAAAAGAAGAAGTTTTATTGGGAATTGATTTTGAACAAGTAGTTGATGAAAAAACTGATACTACTATTTATTCATTTAATAAAATGATTGAATTGTTGACAAAAATGAATCCGAACACATGTGAAATTTTGGGTTTACAAGATTGGCAATATTTATATTTGCATCCGATTGGTAAAGAGCTTTTGCAAAATAGAAAAATGTTTTTGTCAAAAATTTGTATTCATACATTTGGAGGATATGCAGGTAGCCAACTTCGTAGAATGGAAAACAAAGCCGCAAGATTAGTAGGTCAGGCACAGAATGAAGAATATATATTAAAGAGCATTAAAAATGCAGCATATAATTTTCGTTATAGATATGTACCATTTGGAGAAGATGACAGTCTTAGGCTTTTTACAGCTCCGTCAAATAGGGATGATATGGGATCAGAAATCTTTATGAGTATTAATCTTCGTAATTATCCGCTGAGAGATTGGACTGGTATGTGGAATGAAATGAAGGCGATTGTAAGCAGTTATAACAAAATTGGCAAACGAAACGAGAAAGCAATCAGCCATGATAAATTGGGAAAGCATTGTGCTCATTTATTGAGATTATATATGATGTGTATTGATATTCTTGAAAAAGAAGAAATTATCACATATAGGACGGATGAGCATGACTTACTTATGAGTATTCGCAATGGTGAGTTTTTAGATGAAAATAGGCAACCGACTACTGAATTTTATGATTTACTGAATGAATATGAGAAGAGATTTGATTATGCTAAAAATAATACCTCTCTTCCTGATGTGCCAGATCATAAAAGAATTAATGAGTTTAAGATGTATGTGAATGAGAGAATTGTGAAGGGAGAGGTATGATGGAAGTGTCTACAAGAGCAAAAGAGAGATTCTGTAAAGATCGTAATATTCCAATCAGGATATTCCAGGAACCATATTTTACTGATAGATTGACACTATATGATAAGTTCTATGGGACACTTAAAAAGTGGGATATCTTTTTAAGCGAACTATCCAAATATAATTGTGAACAGGATTATTTTGAAGAATACAATCGTGTAAAAGATGCTGCTATTTTGGATATTAAAAATACAGAAGCATATCATAAGTTTAATGAAGAGGATATGAACAAGTATGCTGTTACACATAAAAATCTTCCAAATAAAAATATATTTAAGTCTTCAAATGATGGTAAATGTTTTATCAGCATTGATATGAGAAAAGCTAATTTTTCTTCTTTACATCATTACAATTCAGATATTTTTGGTGGAGCAGAATCTTGGGAAGAGTTTATTGGGAGATATACAGGTAATCAGCACATAATCAATAGTAAATATATTCGTCAGGTTATTTTGGGTAATTGTAATCCTAAGAGACATATCACATATGAAAAATACCTTATGGATGGTGCATTGACATATTTAACAGAAGTGTTTATTTCAATGGATCGAGTTGTATTCTTTTCCAATGATGAAATTGTGGTTGATGTGTCTGATATGGACAAAAATAAACAAGAAAGAATCGTGTTTGCAATTCGCAATGGCATGAAAGATATGCCTGTTCCGTTAAAAACAGAATTGTTTATACTTCATAAAATTGTTAGGACAGATGGATATTATAAAGAAATTATTGATGAGAATGGTAATACAGAGATAGAGTTTAAATGTTTAGATAATTATGCGTTACCATTTGTTTTAAGAAAGTTTCTTGGAGAAGATGTTACTGAAAATGACAAAATTTTTTACCACGAAGGATTATTGGCTAAGTTTATTGAAACTCCACAAATTGAGGTAAATATTGATGAAAAGAATTAACGTAGAAGTTCCGGCACCAGTAAATTACATCATACAGGAATTAGAGAAATGCGGACATGAGGCATATATGGTGGGTGGATGTGTAAGAGATAGCGTATTGGGAAGAAAACCTCACGACTATGATATTTGCACATCTGCCACACCAGATGAGATATTAAAAGCGTTTCCTGATGAAGAAATTATTCCTACTGGTTTGCAACACGGTACAGTAACGATTCTGATAAATAAAGAACCATTTGAAGTTACAACTTATCGGATTGATGGAGATTATTCTGATAATCGTAGACCTGATAATGTAACATTCACAAAGAATCTGGTTGAAGATTTGCGGAGAAGAGATTTTACGATTAATGCTATGGCGTATAATCCAAGAATTGGTTTGATTGATCCGTTTAATGGATTAGAAGATATTAAAGAAGAGAAGATTAGATGTGTTGGTTCTGCAAAGGATAGATTTGGTGAAGATACTTTAAGAATATTAAGAGCAATTAGATTTGCTTCACAGTTTGGTTTTGTTATAGAACCTGATACTGATTGGGAAATTCATCAACAACACAAGAAATTAGAGAATATTTCCGTTGAGAGAATCAATAGTGAATTTTGTAAAATCGTGTCTTCTGATAGCTTTTGTGTTCAGTTACTACTATATAAAGATGTATTTTCTCTATTTATCCCAGAACTAAAAAGTATGTTTGATTTTCAACAGAATAATCCTTATCACGCTTATGATGTATTTGGTCATACAGTCCATGCAATTAAGCAATGTAATTCAGATGATTTAGTAGTAAAACTGGCTGTTTTCTTTCATGATTTTGGAAAGCCACACTCTTATCAAGATGGAGAAGATGGTATTAGGCATTTTAAAGGTCATGGAAAAGTAAGTGCTGAGATTACAGATTCTATTATGAAGCGTCTCAGGTTTGATAATGAGACGAGAAATAATGTAGTGGAGTTGGTCTATTATCATGACGCTACTTTTGAAGTTGGGAAGAAATATGTAAAAAGATGGCTAAATAAAATTGTAGAAAAGCAATTCAGGAGATTGTTAGAAGTCAGAAGAGCAGATATTAAGGGTCAGAAGACAGACTATGAAAAATCACGGATAGAGAAAGTAGATAATATAGAAAAAAACCTTGAAGAAATATTAGCTGAGAAATCTTGTTTCTCATTAAAGGATCTTACAGTTAATGGTAATGATGTAAAAGAGGTGATGAAACTAAAAGAAGGTAAAGATATCGGATATTGGTTAAATGAGATATTAAAACGTGTTATAGATGGAGAATTAGAAAATAACAGAGATGATTTGGTTTATTGGATGACAGGCGTTAGAGATGGTTGGATGAAATTTTAAGGAGGGTTTGATAATTTGAAGTGTTTTTATCATGTAGATGATGATGGGAAATGTGCTGCATTTTGGGTGTATTTAAGTGCAGGAGTATATGATGGATATGAGTCAGAATTTATTCCTATCAATTATGGAATGGAATTTTCTTTTGACAAGATAAATCCTAATGAGCAGGTATATATTGTTGACTATTCAATTATGCCAGACGAAATGAGAAAACTGTTAGAAATAACAAAAGATGTAACCTGGATTGATCATCATAAATCAGCAATAGAAAGATATACGGATTTTGAAATTCCTATTCGTGGAATTAGATATGACGGGATAGCCGCTTGTATGCTTACATATTGTTGGTTACATCATATGACTGAAAGAGGAGGTGGCAATCCGAAAAAATTTGATATTTCTATGACAAAAGATGCACCTATGTTTACAAAATATATCGCTGATTATGATGTATGGGCTTTTGAATATGGTGATGATACAAGATATTTTCATATGGGATTTGATGCATACGATAAAAGCCCAGATAACGAGATTTGGTATAACCTTTTAGATGATGATGCGGAGAATAAATATATTGAAGAAGGAAAAGTAATCATCAAGTATCGTGATAGTTTTGCAAAAGAATACTGTAAATCTAAAGGTTTTGAAACAGAGTTTGAAGGTCATAAAGTATATGCAATGAATATTGGACTAGTTGGTAGTGATTGGTTTAAATCTGTAGATGATGGTTCCTATGATATATTGATGCCATTTTCATTTAATGGAAGAAATGGTACATGGACATATAGTATGTATTCAAAAACTGTGGATGTATCTGAAATTGCAAAGAAATATGGTGGTGGAGGTCACAGAGGAGCAGCAGGATTTAATATGGATAAACTGATTTTGAGATGTGAGGTAAATTAAAATGAATAGCAAAGAAATAATTGGTAAAATATCATTCTCTTTTACAAACGAGAATGGTGAAGCTGTTTCACTAAAGAAAACTTTCACTGGAGATGAAGAAGAAATAGGAAGAATTGATTGGCTGTTAGATGAGTTTAAATATTTTTTACAGGCAATGAGTTTTTCAGAATCAATGACAGATAGAATAGTTTATCTTGAAAAAGGTGAAAAGCTACTTGATGAAGAAGGAGAAGTGTTAATCGAAGTAGAGTGATGAAATCGAGATTTCATTTGAAAGAGAAAAGCCAATCCAGAAATAACTGAATTGGCTTTACAATGAGAATTAGTCTAAGAAAGGATAATTTTTATCAACTTCAATTTGGTAATCACACCATGCACAATGATTAGTTCCAATTCTAACACCGATTTCTTTTAAACATTTTGGACATCTAATCCTGTGAATATAAAGAAGATTTTCATTTTCCAAGCGATAGTGATATGGAAAATTCACATTCGATCCATGATAGAAGAAAGAAGGATTTTCTTCAGAATTCATAGAGAATGTAAATTCCCTTTTGACAGACTCAGTTTTTTGAGCAGCGATTTTTGCCATATCACGAGTAAATTTCCTGATGTCAGTTTGTTTGTTAATGTTGTAATTTTTTGCCATATTTATGCTCCTTTTTGATTTTACTAGGCTTGGTAAAGCCTGTAAATGAATTGTAACATGATATGAAAAATTATTTGTACCATTTTTAAATTTGGTATTGACAGGGTAAATTTTGAGAATGTGAGGTGATAAAACACGAGAGTTTATAAAGAAAGACAGTTCTTGATTTTTGATTTTGAAGATGGAAGAACTGTAAAATATGATTTCGCAACAAAAACTTGTATAGGTATTAAGGGTAAACCAGTAAAAGGGCTACAGGGTCAATTATCAGGTGTAACAATGAGTCAAGTAATTGAGTATTGTGCTGATGAGAAATACGCTAAGTTCCTTAAATTCGTGCAGAATAGATACCCAAATTACATATCAAATATTGGCACAATTCTTTCAAAAGTTCCACAGTATTCAAAGTTTGAACAGATTTTCTCGGCTGGATTCGATGATATTATAGACGGAAATTTTACAAAAACAATCAATGATATTCCAAAATCTTTAATAAAAACAGCGAGAGATAGACAAATAAAAATATCAGATAGATTTTGTGATTATTGGAAAAGAAATCCTGATGCTCATTTTCTGGCGTATCAGCTTGATTATATATCTTTAACAGATGAAGACATCAATAAAATTTTAATGAGAGAAAGTTATGATTATGTTGATGGGATTAGTAATTACTATTCCTATTTTAATAAGTTGATTGAAGAATACGGATATAATCCGAAAGCATTGTTGCTGTATCTTGACACTCTAAAAACTTTTGAAGCAATTGATGATATGAATTATTTGCTTGTAGAATTAGAAGATTATGCAAACATGATGAATACGATCAGCCCTAAATTCGATAAATATCCACGGAATTTTCTTACTACACATAAGATTGCATGTAGAAATTATAACAGATTAAAGAAAGAATTTTCTGAGGAGATATTTAGAACAAGAATAAATAAGAACTTGGAATGTGTATTTGGGGAGTATCAGTTTATTTATCCTGATAGTACCCAGGACATTAAAGATGAGGCAGTAGCACAAAATAACTGTGTGGCTTCCTACATAGATAAAGTGATTGATGGGGAGTGT